GTCAAGTTCTGCTTTCCATCGCTCATATTCTTCCTTTCCAGCCATTTCTCGGGCTTTAATTTGTAATTCATTGTTTTGCTTGGCGGCTTCAAAGTCCGCTTTCATTTGCGCCAATTGCATATCAGCCTGTGCTTTTGCCTGTTGCATCTGCATCTCAAGCTGTGCCTGTGCTTGCGCCAATTGTGCGTCTGCTTGCATCTTCATCTGTTCAGACTGCGCTTGTGCTTGCATACGCATTTGCTCTGCTTGCTGTTCGGCTTGCATTTGTAGCATTTCGGGCGGCGGGCCAGGCTGTTGTTGAGCCGCTTGGTCTGCCTTGTCTTGCAGGGCTTTCATTGCCCTTTCGACCGCGCTCTCCAATCCCCGACCGGCTCTAAATCGGCGTACAAGGAATAACAGCATCTCGGAAGCCATTGGCAAGGTCTCAGGCGCTTGGCTAATCATAGGGATTGCCTCACGCAAGAACAAACCGATAGCTTGGATGGCTTCTTGTGCGCCTTGCTTTTCTGCTTGCTCATCAATCTGAGCCAAGCTGTCAGCCTCAACCGCAATATGGAAGTCGCGAATGGTGCTATTAGATAGCATCTCCAACGCCGCTTGCAACATCTGCGGGTCTTGACCATCGGGCGTGTTCATCACGCCAGACATTTCGACAATCAGCTCGGGCGGGTAAAACTTACAGATAATTTGCGCTTTGAGCTTAAAGATGTCGGTAGCAAACTTAGCTACATCACCTTGGCTACTCTTTAACCGCAAGCTACCAAAGTTAGCCTTGAGCTGTTGAGCACCAAGGGTTTCTTGGGCTTTGGACGATCCACGCAAGATGTCCGATATGCCCATGATCTCGTAGATCGACTGCTTGACTTGTTCTCTGGCTGCGTACAGCTCCCGCAAGGTCACAATGATCTGCGAGGTGTCCATCATGTCGATAGCGCCCTTTAAGCCGCCCTTTTCCGACATTGCCGCCCACCCAGTAACAGGGAACAGCTTGTTATCCACGCCCTCGCTGAACATCCGCGCCAGCTCTTTAAACTCAGCATTGAACACACCGACCGCTTTACAAGCCTTAGTCAACAGGTAAATGCGTTGTGTCAGGTTATCCAACTCTTGCGCCTGATCCTCGTACTCACAGTAATCAGGTACAGGAATCATTGTGCCGGTGGTGGTGGTTGCCATCAACGGTTTAGGGCATGGAAAGAATTCTTCCAGCTCTAGCGGGTCATCACGCTCATCTAATGCCTGTGGATAACCTTTGGCAATCCAACAAACCTTAGCCGTGCGCTTGTTCCAAATCTCATAGACCATTGCTTTTTTGTCATAGGTCATCTTGGCGGTCAATGGATTCTTGCCGTCCATGTCGGTGTTTGAGCTAGTCAGGCTTACGTTGTTGAATACGTCACCAAAGCGCTCTACACCCTCCTCCTTGGTCATGTAAACAGCGCGAGCTACCCACCAAACCTCATCCCATGTTCGGGCGGGTGAATGCAAGAAGTCTGACCAGTAGACGTAATCAATAGGGCTGTGAGCCGCATCAATGCGCTCTGTCGGGTCTTCAATCGTGTTGTAAACCTGTGATTCGTCTTGCTCCACACCCTCAACCTCGGGGCGGTCATTGACGATTACAGGCTCATAGCGAATCCATGCTGTACCGCGACCAGGCAACAATCTGTCTTGCACCGCACCAGACATGGCAGCGTCAAAGTCACCGAATTGCGTGGTCTCGTACTCCATGACACGCTCAAGCATTGTGGAAGCCAATCGACCCACAGGGTCTTGATCCATGTACCGGCGTGAAACTTCGGGCTTGGCTTGTCTGCCGTACAGGGCGGGAAACAGCACTTGGATGTTTGACCACAGGATGTTGAACTTCATCCTTGGCATCTCAATGGCATCACGTTCGTCCCGATACCGCTTGACAACCTTTAAGCCGCGCTTTTCCCATTTATCAAATATCTTGATGGCGGTCTCAATCTGGTCATGCCAGTACGGGCCTGGGTCTTCGCCCTCATATGCGCCGTTTTCTTCGTACATAATCAGTTACCGCTGGCAAAGAAGAATGTCACATCCAATGTGCCACCCTCGGTTGCGTGTAGGCTAGTTCCTACGTTGGCGGGAAATGGGTGATAACCAACTGCCGGTGTAATTGTGCCGCACATAACTGTACCGCTTGCGCCACCGTCTCTAAGCACCAAAGTGCCTGAGCTGGTGCTGTTGACGTAAAAGCCAAGCAATTGGCATGGGCCTGTTGTGACTGCACCTGTGGCGGTGATGTTTTTGTATGCACCGACTTCTGCTACTGGCTGGCTCATATTCGCTCCTCTTTATGTTGCATCTCAAAGTCCCACAGCTCATCAAGTGTGATGGTTTGCAGGGTCTTGCCCTTGGGCGGTGTTTGATCTCTTGCCTCTTGTCGATAGGCTACTGCCAACATTCTAAACGCATCTGCGGGGTGTGAGCACCAGTCGTGGCGCGGAGTTTGACGAAAAGTTTTCTTATCTTCATCGTATTCCCGCTGATATTGCCTCAACGCTTCCAAGCCCTCATCGCATCTGGAATCAAAATAACAGATTGGCAAAATCATCCGCACCGCTTGGATGCCGTCTTGTATGCCAATCTCAGGCACTATTGCCAACTTGCTTATGCCGCCCAGATGCGCTGCCAATTGCTCGACAATCGACTTACCACCCGAGGCCAAGGTTTTGGCTCTAGCATCATGCGGTAGGTGGTGGCGGGTATATCGGTAGCCCTTGGCTATGACCGCATCGCAGATTTCCTCAATGCTTGCGCCGCTGACCGCGTAGTAGTCCATTACCCTGATCTCGCCCCGCACTACCTGATAAAACCAAATGGCAGTGTCGTCTCGGTAACCTAAGTCCCACGCCGTATATACAGAAGATTCAGGCTCAAACGGCAACTCACATATCCTGCCCTCATCATCAGCCAAGCGCATTTCATGACCAAAGAACGCACCAAGGATAGCGGCATCAAAGCTGCATTCATACTCTTGGTCGTACTGGTCTTGGCTTAACTGTGACCGAGCCGCCTGCAATTCTGAGTCTGGCAGTATTTGGGACACGCTTGCTGGTAGCCTTAACAGAAACCAATCAGGCACAACTTGGCTGACCTTGTAAATATCGTGAAACTGATTTTTGCCCTTTGGCGTACCACCAAAGACCGCCCAGCCAAGCCGGTCTGACAATGTGGGGCGAATGACGTTACCCCAAACGCTGGGCTTAAAGTCACCGTATTCGTCAAGGTATACGCCGTTAAATCCTAAACCTCGCATGGCATCTGCATTGTCTGAGCCAAACAGCATGATCTTTGCGCCGTTAAGCAGCTCTACCGCCAAATCTGATTCATTGGTGGTTTTAGTGATTGGTGCGGCGTAATGCTTAATGTAGTCCCATGCCACTCGTTTAGCCTGGCTGCGAAATGGGGCTATATAAGCATATTGCGCCCCTCTATGACCCTCGGTGATGGCTCGTTTGATTAGGTCATTGATTGCCGCCACGGTCTTGCCAGCCCTACGGTGGGCAACCAAACACGACCAGCGTTCTGTTCTATTGTGGAAAGGCATAAATGCTTCCCGCGGGCTATACGGCAGTATTATTTCCCTGCTGCCCACTTGATCACCAAGTCTTGACCCTCTGCGCCTGTGATTTCTTGCTTAACGGTTTCAGCCCAGCGCATCTGCGTCTTTGTCCACCAGATCAATGCGGTAGTGTCGCCCCCTGTGGCTTTACCAAACAAGGTTTTGGCTATTTGTCCGTTGGCTTTGGCCTTACCTAAATCTAATTCGGTGCGGTAATACTTGCGTAAAGTCTTGTCGTCTATGCCCACAAGAATGGCTATTTGCTCATGCGGCAAGCCTAATCCGCTGGTGCTTTCGACCATCCTGCGGGTCTCATCGGTTGGCTTGTGCGCCTTTTGAGGAATTAGTGCCATCTTTTATATAGGGGAACTCGTTAAGCTGTTACGGTGGATTCTAACAACAATACGGCTTTTTTGCCTGTAAAGTCTTCCCACCGTTTAACAATCACATCGCAGAATTTTGGGTCAAATTCCATCACAAATGCTTTGATCCCGTGCTTTTCAGCAGCAATCAATGTGCTTCCAGACCCGCCAAAATAATCAGCAATGGTGTCAGATGATAATTTGAAACGGCGAATAATCCATTCCATCAATGCCACGGGCTTTTGTGTTGGGTGTACGCGATTCTTTTTTTCTGATGATTTGGTAAATTGGCGCACAACACTTCTAAAATTTGCCCATGCCAACTCGCAATCGGTTTGATCGGATTGACCATTGTCCTTGTCCCAAACAAGCCAGCATTCGCTGTCGGGCAATGCGGAACAATAATAGTTTGCCCCCCACCAAATATGCTTGGCTTCTGGATATAACCCATAAATCAAATTGAATGCGTCTTTTGCCACGTCTGGCGAATCATCACCAAGAATATCAATTTTGTAATTCTTTTTAAGCACAGACGATTTGCTAACAGCATTCATTCCATACGGTGGGTCTGTGTGTATCAGATCAGGATATGTACCCTGCATTAACTTTTCAACATCATCTATAAATGTTGAATTACCACACATCAATCGGTGATAACCAAGTTGATATATGTCCCCGCGTTTGGTTGTTGGCTCATCAGGTACATCAGGAACAGCATCCTCGTCTGTTAAGCCCTCAACCACTTCTGGCTCAAGCAATGCGTCTAGCTCTTTAGGGTCAAAGCCCAGCAATTCCAATGCAAAGCCATCTGCCAGCAAATCGTTAAGCTCAATGGTTAGCAGCTCGTTGTCCCAGCCAGCGTTAAGCGCCAGGCGGTTGTCGGCAATGATGTAGGCTTTTTTTTGGGTTTCTGTTAAGTCTGACAGCTCAATGGTGGGTACTTCCTTGTAGCCCAGCTTCCTTGCCGCCATTAGCCTGCCGTGGCCGGCAATGATGCTGTTGTCGCCATCTACCAATATTGGGTTAGTCCAGCCAAACTCTTTAATGCTTGCCGCTATTTGTGCCACTTGCTCATCGCTGTGGGTGCGGCTGTTGTTGATATAAGGTATTAGGCTGTCAACCTTTTTTTGGGTGATTTTCATTTACCGTTATCCATCGACCGTCTCCCGCATTTTGATCAAGCCGTTCATTAGTCGGCTTTTGGTGTTAAACCATTGCTTGCTGAAATCACAATCTTGGTAATGCTCAAACTCAGGTATGCCAAGCGTGTAATGGGCAATTCTGGCATTTTTGTTGTCCTGTTCGCCAATCAATACGTTCCATTCTTTCGGTAACTCACCGATAAGTGAATCGGGCAACCAACCGAAACGGTGTAAGTCTGAGCCGCTGTGGTCAGCCACAAAGTCAGGTGTCAGCACTCGGTTTCTTAGGTGGTCACAATTCCACAGAATTAGGCTTGACCAGTTCTTTCGGGGATAGTCCCTGTTCGCCGCTTCCATTGGTGTGCCAATGTATTTCTTTGGGTGCTTGGTCAGGTAATTGTGCTTAACCACTTGCACTGCCTTGGTCGGGTCAAACAGCTTGGCAAGGTCATCAATGTTAGACAGCATCAGCATATCGCTTGCGTCCAAAAATATTGCCCTGCCGCTAAACTTGGTGAAGTAGGGTACAAGAAACCGCTGATAAGTAAATGCGTTTGTGCCGTCCCGCTGTGTACCGTATAACGGTGTTATGGCTACCGGCTCGCTGGTGCGCTCAATCAGGCTCTGGCAGAACACATGGTAGCCAACAGCTTCCCTTGGGTCATAGCCAGCAAATATCCTGATCATTTTAATGACAATAAATAGATTGTGCTATCAACCAGTGCGGCAATCTCATCCACAATGTTTTGCAAATGACTGTCGTCTGGCAAAGCATCACGGTTTTTTTCAATGTAAGTTTTGATGCTGGCAAGGTACTTTTGCGGGTCTTTGGCGTTGTGAAAGTTTTCAGGAAAATCCTTGATCTTTTCGTAACAGCCTGAATACGCCTCTGCGTAGTTGTCAGCCAAATCGACAATGGCTGGGTAGTATTTACCCAAAGCCTTATGCGTGGCATATGAATCGGTGCTTAGGTGCATGAAATGCGTCACCGTTGAGCTGTGAAACAGCGTGGAAATAAAGTCGGCTACGTCTTTTTTCATGGTTATCCTAAAAAAAAGCAGGGGTCAATGCCCCTGCAAAGGAGACAACTGCGGCTCAATTGTAAACGCTGGAATCGGCACGTCAACAGGCCAAAGTCCTTGAATGTACAGTTTTTTTACGGTGGCAATGTGTGCTTGTTCCCACATTTCTTGCCGTTCTTCTTTGCTCATGTCTTTGCCTTGGTCAATCTCGTAATGGCATTTGAGGCACAGCGCAGCCACCAAATTGTCGTCAGCCTTGACGCCCCGACCTTTGCCACCACCCCAATTTGTGTGCGCCGCTTGCACCATATTGCCCGACCCACAGGATTGGCAATCAAGACCCGCTACCAGTTTGAGTAACTTTTTTGACCTTACATATTGATGTTTTTGGAACATGGATACACTTCTTTTTGGTTGCCGTTTTAAATGCTTGCGGTGATTATTTTGGGTCGGCCTTGTGCCGATCCCC